CTTGTGCTTACTATCATAAGTGGCAACAACAAAGTTAATACCTCTATCAATGCCTACAACATTGCAGATATCAGAGATGTTACTTTCTTCGACATCATAGGTGACAGGGATATGTAAAAAATACTTGCCGTGCTTATTTACAAGATTGGCAGTTCCAAACTTATAGATTGTATGGTTAAAGTATTTAGACATACCTTCGGAGAAATATGGCAGTTTAACACGACCGTTCAGAGTATTTACTGAAAAACAGTTTTGCGTAATGGAATAATCCCTGTTCCAAACGAGATCATACTGAGGCTTTTTGAAAGATGGCTGAATCCATTTATTCTGATTTTTGAGAATGGCCTTATACCTTGCGATAACAGTTTTAAATACAGACTGAGTCATCTGGGATTTTAGCCCGAACTTCTCTCGAAGTGTAGAATACAATGTTTTGTTAAGCGAGAACTGTTTCAGATTGTGAGTGCGGAACACATGGTCAGACACAAAATTGCAGGCATCAGAATAAACAGACATGGTTTTATCAAGTAAAAACTTACTGTCTGCATTAACAGATATCTGAATTTTAGCTGTAACTGTCATCTGTTCCATATCGTACCTCATTGTTGTTTCACTAAATATATGATATAATAATATTTAGTGAAAGTCAATCATTTGTAAGGAGATTACTCCAAGGATAATGGCTACGAATTTAGGATGTTTATGGAGTGCACAAAGAAGGATGGAATAAAAAATGTCTGATTATGAAAAGCCACCGTTAGGTGCAAGGCCGACATATATTTCCGCATCTGACAGAATTAAGGAATTGGCAACTGCGATTGTAAATCACTCTGATAGAGCAGATTTGTATGATGGACACATTTATCTCTGGACATGTGAGATATTGGCACAAATTGATATTATCAGAAAGGCAAGAGGCGAGTGGATGACATGATTACATACAGACCACACAGAGGATCGTTAGATGCATCGATGAAAGGAAAGAAAGAGTTCGATACTTTGCAAAAACTTTTGAAATACATTGTAACTTCCCATAATAAGACAACACCATTCTTTCAGATATGTGTAGATGATCTTCATATTGGACTGTACGGAGATAAAGGCGATATTCGTGTGGGCTGGAAAGATTTGTTTGCCATATCATTTGAATCTTATGACAGGATAACGGACAAGATCGGATATGACAAATTTTTTAATGGTGCAAGATACGATCATCCATGTTGTATTATTGGATTTTTTACGACAAAGGAAGGTGTATAGATGACTGATTGTTGTGCGAACTGCAAATACAATCTGAAATTGGTGAAATACGATTACTCCAAAGGTGGGTGTATCCATACGGACTATGACGGATATGCTTGCATGGTTTTTGCATCGGAAGGACAAGTGACACATATGGTGGGTGTAAGGCCAGAGACATCACGATGCGAAGTGTTTACACAGAGGTGCTGATATGGACAGACCCTTAATCCTAAGTACGGATTTTGACGGAACCCTCTGTGAAAGCCAGTGGCCTAATATTGGCAAGCCAGATACGCATCTGTTCGCATATCTGATAAACTGCCGAAAGTGCGGAATAAAGGTAATTCTGAACACAATGCGAGAGGGTGAACTGCTTGAACAGGCAGTAGAGTTCTGCAAGCTGCATGGATTAGAATTTGACGCAGTAAACGATAACTTGCCAGAGATGGTTGAGATGTATGGTCAGAACAGCAGAAAAATAGGAGCAGATTTCTATATTGACGATCGGTCAGCGATAGTTAAGGGATTGGGACGGAGACTCCCGGATTTGAAGAGGTATGTAAAACATGGATACGATGGTAATACACTGTGAGGATGAGGGTAAGACTCTTGCCGTTATTGCAAAATTAGCCGTGGAGATAGACGGCATAAAATGGCTAAACAATATAAAACCGCATACAGAGGATTTTTCATATCCTTTATGGCTTGTTGTAGAGGATAAAATCCTGTCATGGAAAGCAAAAGCCAGCGAACTCCCGCCATATGAGGATGTGACAATGCTGATGGATTATCAGTATTTACGTGCGGATTGTGAGGAAGAGAAGGACGATCCTGTGAATCATCCATCCCATTACACACAGGGTAAGGTTGAGTGCATCGATGCGATGGAGCAAGTGCTTGGCAGAGAAGCGGTGATGCATTATTGTCTGGGAGCGACATTTAAATATCTCTGGAGAAGAAAATTGAAAGAAAACGAGGAACAGGATATCCAAAAATCCTTATGGTACTTTGATCGTTTTGTGGAGATGATAAACAGATGAAGGACGATGTTATCAGCAGACAAGAAGCCATCAAAGAACTTGAAGAACTTAATGCTATATCCTTTTATGAATTGAATGAACACAGTAGAGAAGCGTATCGTGAAATAAAACAGATGCTTAAAGAACTGTCACCCGCACAATCAGAACAGTCACTTGAGATACAAGACATCCTTGACTATCTGGATACGGTGCTACATCCGATCATATCCCCAGAACATTGGAATGTGTATTCAGAACTGTATGATATGATTTCAATGTTGTCATCCGCACAGCCAGAAATCATCCAGTGTCAATACTGTAAGTACGCCAGAGAAAACCGAGGCGAACTTTGGATTTGCGCCCATCCAGATAATAATGCGTGGCGTATCACGGAAGATTTTTACTGCGGGAGAGCAGAAAGGCGGGAAAAGTGAGCGAGATGATTCAATGCGATAAATGTAAAAAGCTGATGTATACAGATAGTAGATCTGATAGGGATGCTTATTGCAAAATTAATATCACTTATGTAGACGGATACAGCACAATTCATTTATGCAAAACTTGTCATCGACAATTATTGACGGAGTTTTTCAGAACCCTTACTCCAGAAGAGTATGACGATAACTTTGGAGGAGCAGAAGAAGATGGCTGAATATCATGTAGGATGTGGAATCGCAGGAATATATGCAGGAACGCTCAAGCAGAGTGGCGATGAGTGGCGAAACAAATCTAATGTAACCAACGAGGCAATCAACGCAGTGGTACAGTACATGTATTTTCAAATTCCAGATGGTGATAATGCTTTTGCATACGGATTCAAAATACATGATGGAAGATACGTCAGATTAAAGGTAGAAGCATCTGATGAGTGTCCAGAATGGGCGAAAGATGCTCTGGAAAGGCGGGAAGAATGATTAAGAGATACAGAAAGAAACCAGTGGAGATTGAAGCATTGCAATGGACAGGTAAAAACGATACTGAGATAGAATGTTTTGTTGGTGATCGCTTCGAAGGATATGGTGACAATTTGGTTTGTTACAAACCAAGGTCAAATCAATATCTCAGTAAACTCATGTATATTCGCACGCTTGAAGGAGTTATGATTGCATCGGTCGGTGATTACATCATCAAAGGCGTACAAGGCGAGTTTTATTCATGCAAGCCAGAAATATTTGAGCAAACTTATGAAGAAGTAATAGAAAAACGTGAAAGATGAACAGATTGTCAGAATGGGCAAGAAACCGTTGTAATGGAGTTTATAACAAGGATGAAGATATTCCATTATTTGACACTATTTCAGACCGCACGATGATTCCGTGCATTGTTATTGTGATTTTGACCATTCCAATGTGGGTAATACCTTATGCGATTTATAGAGCCTATTTTGCAGAAAGGATGGAAGAATGATTAAACTAATTTGCCTGTGCACTATTCTGATTTGTAACTTGGCGATTCTGATAACAACAATGCGAAAGTGATGAAGTCCGTAGATATGCGGACGCAGAAAGGAAGGAGCAATACTTACATTTATAGGCGGTATACTTGTAGGATCATGGCTGACACTGTTTATGGTAGCTGTGACGCATGCGAACGGAGAGGATGAGGAGATATGATTATAACGGTGGCGGGGACTATCTGTTGGATGGCGATGTTTGGTTTAAGCGTCTACAATAGAAACAATTGGATGACTGCAATCAGCGCAGTAGCGTTATGTGTAGAGATGTTTCTGTTGATCGGAAGGATAGGGTAGGGACTATGGCTAAGAAATACCGAATCGAACTGACCGAAGAGCAAATGAGAGTGACGCAGAATGCTCTGGAAGAATGGTTCAGATTGAGACTTGGACAGGATATGGATTTTTCCAATGAATTGGCATTTTTTGATTACAAACCGCCAGAGGATGAGGTGGAAAGAGACAGGGCATTTAGCAATCGCATATGCCGTAGGGATTCCATAAGAGAAATCATGAGAGCGGTTTTCCATATTGCTTTTTCAAGTCCATATGGAGTGCCAGAAGAGAAAACGCCGGACACGCTAATTTCCGAATGTTTATGGGACTCAATAAGATCAGCACGTGGACTTTCCAGATGGGGGCGTCCGTGTTGTATCGGTTCAGAGCCAGTCCCAAAAATCGAGGTAATTGACGATGGGAAAAACTGAAAAGATCACAGTTGAAATCGATATTGACAAGTCAGCAAAAAGAATAGCTGATAAAGCACTGGACGAATTTGTTTTCCAGAAGCGGACTCTTCGTGAGTTTGCCAATATGATTCTCAGCGGAGATGTTCTGGAGATCGGCAAGGAATATACCAGTGGGGACTACAAAATTATCACAACGGATCATAAAGGATACCAGACTTTCAAAATCGAGAAGAGAAGGAAATGAAAGAGAAATATATCAAGGCCGATGCCGTCAACGCAATTCTGAACCGACTCAGCCGGGAGGCATCAGACCAATGGGATATGGATGGAGTAATCATGTGCGGACGGTTTAGGGCTGAACTGGAGACACTGCCGGGAGAGTGCTATGTCGAACTGGAAACAGCGGAAAAAGACAAGCTGTGATGCTTGTTGTTGGAAGATGTCATGCAAAGCTGACGGCATAATCGAACCAATAGAAGGGACAGGAGAGTGGACAGGAATACATTTCTGGATATGCCACAACAAAGAATGTCCGATAGATACCAGAGTCGCACAACGTGGGTAGGGACTACAAAAAATAAGGGACGGTTTCATTCCGTCCCCTTTTGTTTTTCAATATATTTTTCCATATCTGCCAGAAGCAGCTTTGCCGACCAGACTGGCGGTTCAGTGATGCCAGTTTCCCAGTTTTCAATGTTACGTCTGCTCATGCCGTAAAAATTAGCGAACTGTAACTGAGTCATTCCCATCTGCTTACGGAGCCTTTTGAAAGTGTCTTTAAACTCCGGTGTGGGGACTCCCTCTAGCGTGATGACATAACCATCATCGGTCAGTCGCTTGTAAATATGCTCCAGATGTTCCTCTGGAATCCATGCCATGAGATCCAGAGTTGTCTTGTCCGTGAGATCTGCATTTTCCGGGATTGCCTCGCAGAGCATATATGTCAGTTTTCCACGGAAACCTAACAGTTCCGGGTATGCTTCTGTCAGTTCTGTTATTTTCTGTTTGATGTCCATAGTGGGGACTCCTTTCATGAATATCTCTTTGTGCTGTTGATCCATTTCATCATCAAGCGGATGTCTTCATCCGTCTGCGGTCTGATGGATGTGACTTTGCTCTGATCAACTGGTTTCATTGCCAGATTTCCTTCAGACGCACACCATGTGAGGATGCCGTTCTGATAGGATGCTCTACCAGAATGTCCGTGCTGTCCGTCTCCCTTTACAATATAAATATTTTCCATTTCATTCATCCCTTTCTGGTTCTGTAAAGAAACCAACTAAGTTACTTCCAATATTGACGTTATACAGATAGTTATCGCAGTTATTGTAATCACTGCCAACTACGATCAGTGCATCTGGATCTGCATCTTTAAGGATTCTCAGTAAATCCCTTACGGTAAATCCTTCAATCTTGTTGGAGTAGGATGTTTCACGTTTATCAGTGCTGACTATTTCGATAAAGTCCAGTTCATAGTCATCCAGTTCCTTTTCTGTCAATTTCCGATCATAGACCAGAAGATCGTGGTATATATCGGAAGGATCATTTTCTCTGCGGATAAATCCCTCTTTCGGTTGACACAGGGGAGCAAAGCCCCTCAATCGCATTCCGTATTTATATTCTGTCATCAGTACGCCCTCTCTATTTTCTGGTCTGACATGTACCACATATGCCCTGTTATCTGCTGCGTGATGAAGTGGAGACAGCTTGCTATGTCACTGTATCTCTGAAGCAGTTTCCTGTGACCGTCAGACTCATGATATACAGAAAACTGATTGTAGTAACTGGAGCCATCCTGTATTATCTTCCAAGTTCCGTTATAAGGGATTGTCATCTTCATAATCTGTTTGGTCATGATGCCGTCATCCTTCTGATAGTTGCTATATCTTCTTTCAAATCGCTGATGGTGTAGCAGTGAATGATTCCACAATCTACATCGCCATCTCTGGATGTCCATCCATCTGCCAGATAGATCCAGTATCCATCGATGTCTATCATGGTATCATCTATAGCATCTGCTAACTTGTCTGGAATATATTTCCAGAGGTTTTTCGCCTGTCTCCCTGTGCGGTATGTCTTTTCGTAGGTATATCCCTTATCTTCCCAGTTCATGCCATTCTCCTCTCTGTAGGGGCTTTATGCAAGCCCTAGACTTCTGTACATCAGTTCCGTTTCCTGCTCCCTTGTGTCCGGGATGTAATAATCGAACTGGTCTGCCTTGTCACCGAATTTGCTCAGAGAGAAAAGCCATTCTCCATCCGCAAGGGTGATTATTCCAGTGTATTCATTGCGTCTTGCCATCGTCAGTCTAAGTTTTGATTCCAGCTCACGCTTTGTGTATCGTCTACCAAATACGTGCCCTTTGGACATCTTGTGAAGTTGTCCTGCGATTTCATTAATTGTCATGGTTAATCCCCTTTCCTGTAGATCATGTTTACCAGTTCCATGCCGTGTAATCTTTGTACGAGTCCCTTCACGGCTGTTGACTCATGCGGAGCAATCTTTATACCGCATCTCCGTCTTGAGCGGTTTTTTGTGCTGATCACGGCAGCACTCCCGGGAATATCTTTTGTGGCTTGTTGTCGGTGTTCGTTTTCGCCACTGTCAAGTCCCAGAACAGTTCCGCACCGCTGATAGTGTGACTGCTATGCACTTATGACCTCTGGAATCCGTAGCCCCGTAGCACTTATGACGTTTCCAACTGGTAGCCCTCACAATCGCTTGTCAGACTCTGTATCTCTCTTGTTGAGTATACTATACCACTATTTAGGTGGTCTGTCAATACATTTTAAAAAAATAATGGTGGAAAATTTGAGAAAAAAATTAGCCATCTCCCTATGGCAGAGGAGACAGCTAAACAGGATGCGTTGTGATTATAGTATCATTGCGATGACGGATCGTCAATGGAAAATAATATTTGTTTCTGTTTCTGTTGACGTAATATGTAAACCATGATACAATTAAAATAACTTAATAAGTACTTGAGAGCCTGTATCCCGGAACCGCATAAGAAGGGATACCATTACGATGAGCCATTGCGGAGTGCGACATAGAACAGCCCAGGTTTTGGAGAGCATCTATGTTTACTCTGTAATGGCTTTTTATTTTGAGAAAGGAGCAATTTTCAATGACAGATCAGAAACCAGTCAAACAGATAATGAGAGAGAATCATGTTCCGCAGTGGAAGATTGCAGAAATGATCGGCATGAATGAAAGTGTGTTCAACAGAAGATTGCGGTATGAGCCAGAGGGAGAGTTTAGAAATCAGATACTTGATGCGATTCAGAAACTAAAATAATTCAAGAGAGGATGCGTTTATTATGGCAAAGAGTGATAGTTTTGTTTTTTACAGATCGTTTTATGAAGCGATGAAAAACGTTGATGATGAAATAGGTGGACAAGTTTTTAAGGCAATTTGTATGTATGCTCTGGATGAAAAAACGCCAAAGCTAACAGGTGTATCTTCCGCATTATTTACGTTAATCAAGCCACAAATCGATGCAAACAGGAAGAGAAGAGAAGCCGGGAGTAAGGGTGGACAGGCTTCTGTAGAATCAAGGCGAAAGGCTTCGAACAATCTTCAACCAAACTTCGAACATACTTCGAACAATGCTTCGAAGCAAAATCAAGCTAATGTAAATGTTAATGTAAATGACAATGTAAATGTAAATGATAATACTAATGTATCTGTAAATGTAAATGATTCTGTAAATGATACTAATACAGAAAAAAATAATAGTATCTGTAGTAGTAGTTATGTATCTGTATCTAATAATATAAGGGATACAGATACAGATACTGATACAAAACAAACAACTACTACAGACTACTTAGATATTGACTATATTACAGAGAAGATAATTACACTACAGAAATGGTCACCAGATACATCTAAGGATATAGCAAGAAAATTTATAAATCTTAATGATACCCATGCTACAGTACATCATACATCTGGATGGTGGAAGAACCGCCTTGATGGATTTCTGGCAAAAGAAACTACACCGTCAGATTATGCAGAATGGCAGAAGCAGCAGGAAGAAGCCAGTCATATCATGAGCAAAGAAGAACTCAGACATGTTATGTGGTCATGGGATAGATCAAATCCAATGGTGTCAACAGAAGAGAGGGACAATGCTCACAGGATATGGCGTGCATACAATGAGATACACCATGCAGACAAACAATGGGAAGAACTGCCAGGAGTTTCAAGTATCACATGGGATGAAAATGGCGTGCCATGTATCGTAGTTGCGGATAGTAACAACATTGTCTATGAGGATGGAAGAGTAGAACAGGACTCCTTCTGGATGTGATTGGGGGAATTGGAAATGACAGATAACAAACTAGCAGAAACATATCTGAATGAAGATTATTTGATTAACAAAATCATGATATATAAAAAATGGAGTTTGCCAACTGCAAGAGAAATAGCAAGAGAATTTATAGATTACTACAAACAATACAGTATTTATAAATGGAGTGATGTAAAATGGAGTGCGTGCCTTGTACGGTATCTAGGACGGACTAGCCGCCATATCAAAGACGATTATGACGAATGGGTAGAATTGATACGTAAAAATAGGACATAAAGATAGGGCAGATACTATGTCTGCCCTTTTCCCTTTTCGCTGACCGGGTGGATACTTCCTGTCGATCTGTCGATGGTGCAGACCTTATAGGGACTACTAGAAATGCCGTCCACCCTCTCCCGGTAGAGCCTTTTTTCAGAGGGTAAGCCCTCTCTGACCCGGTGCGGACTTTTTCGACCAGTGGGGACTACTTTTGGGGATTTTTCTCAAAATCACACACACTGTAAAGAGGGTGGGGACTCCCCTGTGAGCGCAGAAAAATCGTGATTCACCCATGTGTAAAATGCAGCTGCATCCGGGATCGAAAATACCAGAATTGTAAACATGCTTTGTTTGTACATAAAAATAGGCGAATTTTGGCGTTTTGCGCTCTAGGGTATATAAATGTACCCTAAAGACATTTCCGTGCGTCTGGCGTAAGAATACACTGTATTTATAAATGGATTTTGACCATGCCATGAGTTTGCATCTTCTCAGTCTGACGGTCTGGACGGCAAAAGTGACATTTTCGTGAAATTTTTGGGAAGTAAAAGTGCTCAATCGCCAGGATTCTGGATGGAATAATCGCAGTCTCTGGATAATAAACAGATTCTGGATAGAATAATAAAATTCTGGATATGATCAGCAGAAGAGTAGAAGAGTAGTAAACAGTATAGAGAATTTACTATACAGGGATTTATAAAATAAAAAAACAGAGATTTCTGTAATAAAAAAATTCTCTCCGTATCATGCGTATATATAATATATATCACGATATCAGAAAGAACTGGTTATAGTATAGGCCGGGAAACTGCCATCACGCGCGCATATGTGTTATTCAGAAAGACGGCATTTCTGGATCGATTCTCCCGCGCGCATATGTGTTATTCAGAAAGCCGATGCAATTTTTTTCTCAACTTCTGGTGGCGATCTGGAAAGCCCAAACCCATTGTACATTTTTTTGTGCAGTGCCGAGCCGTTTCCCGGCTGAGTTTGACAGGCCGTCCGATTGTGAGATGCATCTAATAACCTCCCTCACGGTAACATTTACACAACTTGACTTAGACTGTTTTAACGGAATCCGAACTATGCAAAAATGCATCATGGTATCATGGCATAAGATACCACACAATAGAGCATTGCAAAATTGCATCACTGTAAAGCTGATCAGCGTCAACAGGAAACACGGCATACAAACACGACAGAACGCACGGCAGAACACGCCCACAACGTCCCACAACGCACGGAATAGCATTGCATGTGTATCTATACCATAAACGCCACAAAACGCCATACAACGCACACAAACGGCATAGAACACAATGCACTATATAGAGACGGTACAAACGGCAGACAACGCCAACGCCAAACAAAGCGCACGGCATATGCTGACAGCATAGCACGCCACACAACAGCGTTAAAACGTTCTGTAAAGCGTTTTAGCATGGTTACTGTATATCTGTATAGCATGGACGCAAAAACGCCATATAGCGCAATTATGGACGTTGTACGCAAACGGCATAGACTGCCATAGACGGCAGTTGCTGACAGTGATATGACGTACACAAAGCCCCTGTATAGAGTTTTATCGCCTGGAATGTGTCTATATATGCATAGCGCACGGAAAACGCCATACATGCCAATTATATGCGTTCTGTACTCTGTCAGAGTCTCCGAAAAGCCCGGAGACAGAGACACAAAACAGAACAAAAGAGAAGGGAACTTTTCAGTTCCCTATAATTTCAGTGATAAACTGATCAAAATAACCATTGTGATATAACTGCATTATATCTTTTTTTGTAAATCGATTATCAACAGGGACGCCGAAAACGTGTTGCAACGGATAGCGGAATCCCGTTATGTAATAATCGTATTCTCCCTCCGCATGGTTGAAAATCTCTATAATAAAAATGCCTTTTCCTTGATCAAGTTCTACTTGTTTGATAATAGATATAGCCTTTTTCATTTTTTACCCCCAGATTATCAAAAATACTGTTTTATTTCCGGCTTATGTTCGCCCAATGGATCACTGGAAACAGAATCAATATAAATATTATCAGCCCAGCCAGGACATAATTTTTTTACTTTCCGCAGCACGGGAAAAACATCGCTGACACTATCCCACGTAGTAATATATAAGTTCATGGAAGCCGGCACAAAGAGTTTATTATCGTCATCCCACGCCATATAGGAATCATCCCCTGTATATACAATTCTGTACTTAATCATATTAACACCCCCCCTTAATTATTCAAAAACTTATTTACAATCCCGGTTATATCTTCCAGTTCAAAATTACGGCGAGTAACGCCAAAAATCCGTAAACTAGAGATACGCCGCCCACAATCCGCATGAGCATATAAGAGATTGATATATTCCCGGATTGCGTCCATTTTTGAAAATGTCACAGTCTCATTTTTTTGCCCGTCTTCCATCCACGTGACACAGAAATTATTGTATTTTTTCATATCGCCGCCCCCCCCTATATATTTGCACTTGCTTTTTTTGCTTTTCCGTAATCCGACAAAATAGCATCATCACAGAAAAAAGCCACTTCTGAAAATGTTACTTCCGGGATCATCATGGAAACGAAATAAGCAAATTGATCTTTTGAAACATGTTCGCGTTCTGTCGCATAATCAATAATATTTTCCACGGCACGCACGCCAAAAGTCCCCACTACATAGTTATTTGTAAGCCATTCCATAAAAGCATTTTTATTGAATCCTTTTATCATATCGACACCCCCATTATAAAAAATGATACTGATTTTTTATTGCGTCCGCTCTTTTATTCCGTCCGATACTGTAAAGAAATAACATTTCTTGCATTTTGTTTTTTCTGTTTTTGGCGTTATCTTCTGCGCTTGCCTTTATAGTATCCGGGAAAGAATCAAATGCTTTTTCGCATTCTGTTTTTGTGCCATGGTAAACAGTACGCCATGCCGGCCGGTTTTCAAATTCATAGAAAACAGGAACCATAATGACATAATGGTTTAGACTTTCATGGAAAACCATTTCTTTTTTGTAGTTCATTGTCTTGCCCCCTATCACGCAGCCAACGCCGCCAGAAATAAATTGTAGTTGTTCCCGTATTCATCCATGACGCGCCGCATTTCTGTATTTAGATCAGCGACAACGTGCCGTCCTGTGTAATGATCATGCGCTATTTTTTCACATTCAGAGACGGCGGCATCCATGAAAAATCTATAATCACGATATTTTTCTAAATCGGCAGAACGTGCGACAAAAAACCACGAGCAACCCAGACAACCGCCGTGATTATAAATTGTGTACCCGTAGCGGGCGGCATATTTTTCAATACGTCTTGTAATTGCGTCACGCTTTGCTACGGTGGCAAAATCGAAAAACTCAAACGATACAACAGCAATGTCAAACGACACGCCCGGAGCATTGAAAAAATAGTTGTTTCCGCACTTTTCGTGCTTATAATCCGCTCCGATTTTGTCCAGATATGTAAATAATTTTTTCATGTTTTACCCCCTTTTCCTTATATCCTGTTTTTCTGGAAAGCCGCTGCCCGGAATCGAACCGGGCAAAAAACCATTAGCGGAAAATGTTCAAATTTTGGGATATTCCATTATTTTTCTGTATACGCCTGTCAACGTGTCAGCCTGGAAAAAGCCGCGCCCGTTTGGCGTATATATCTCATATGCATTGCCTATCATGCTATTTCTAAATTTCTTTTCGCCGTCAAAATAAATGCCTCTTAACCATGCCGCCGCCTGTACTCGTTTGATTGTCATTTGCTTTTTCTCCTTACTTGACAAATATTTCTCTGTTTTTCAATTCCGGCCGCCGTGCCCTGTAAATCAAGGCACTGGCAAGCCATAGAAAACTTTTATTGTATACGCCGGATATATGCCACATTATGCCGTTACTCCTTCCGGGTCACTGTCAACCGTCAAGCTGTCAATAACTTTACTGACAACGCTATGCATAACCGTGTCTTCCGGCTCCGTGTCGTTGTTTTCGCTTTCCATTTCATCAAAAAGCGCCGCAAGTTCTGGATCGTTTTCGATAGAATCAATGTAGTTTCTGTTTTCGCTCATTGACTCGATACACCATAAATCTAAATGTGCGCTGTAATCTTTCCAGTCGGCAGAAACGAGGTTGCCATATCCGTCGTATCTGAAATATTCCCGGTTTGGATTAAATTCTGTGTGATTGTTTTCTGTGCTCGTATCCTCATCATAACCATAATAAATACGGTTCATAAGTTCGGAAGGTTCTACACCATGATAAAATTCATCGATCATTTCCATTTCATAATAGCGGTCATCGCCAAGGTATCCGTTATAACTGTCCAGTTCCTCAATGCAAGAATTGAAAAGTTCCTCATTCTCCTTGAAATAGTCCATGATTTTTTCTGCTGCGTTCATCATTATTTTTTTCTCCTTTTCTTAAAATCTGATTCTACTTGTTAGCGTATCCCCGCCCCGCCCCCAGTTGGGAAGAACAGGAACAGCGTTCCTTGATGGTTCTATAGTACACTATAACGCACCAAAAAGCAATAGGGAAAAGTACATTTTAGCGCACTTTTTTAAATATCGTCAAAGTGCACTATAATAGACCTATTATATTATGAAAATAGCACAATATAACGCACCATATTAAAAGATTGACATAGTGCACGGAAACGGACTATAATAGACATATAAAAAACACTTTACAGAAGGGAGACAGACAGACCATGAAAACGGACGCCGGAAAGATAGACTTTTCTAAACTTTGGGAATGGATGGAAAAGAAACATTATAACAAACAGTATTTAGTTAATAACGGGATACATAAAAGCACATTGTACAAGCTGGTCAGAAATGACACCGTGACAACAGACACAATCTGCCGGCTGTGCTATTTGCTCAAATGCAAGCCGGGGCAAATAATGGATTATATACAGCCAGGATCAGAAGAAACAGAATTGCCATAAATGCAAGGCCGGGGAAATACCCGGCTTTTTCTGTGCGCTGATCTGCGGCAGCTGCGGCGGGTTCCCTGGATATCTTCTGCGGTATCTGCGGGAGGCAGTTTGACAGATGCACAAAATTAGTTTAAGGTGTGTGTTGAGGCCGTAAAGATACAGAGAAAAACTCTGTGCTTTTACAGTCTCTTTTTTTACTGCGGATCAGCACCAACGCCTACACCTATATATATATATTATATATAGAATATGAATAGATAATGGATATATAAACCATGAAAGATAATAATACAGTCATATGTACTTATAACGGTATTGAGATATACGAAAATGATATATCTGTATTGTGTAACGAGTACGAATCACAATATGATGATATTGAAGAGAAGATGAAAGAACCTGTATTCTTTACGGGTTTAATGATATTCATATCACAAAGATTATTTAAGAGAATTACAGAAAATAGATACAATAATGATTATGATGCACTGAATGAGATATTCTACAGATTCTTTTTACCTGTTTGCGTAAGATATAATCGTATTCCAACATTGCTAAACTTCTGTAGCATGGTAGGTTTAAGTAACTCATATCTCACAAGTATTATTAATGGCGTGTATGTGACGGGTGATAAAGTAAATCCCAAAACTTGTGAAACGTGCAAAAAGTGGAAGGAAGAGTGCGAGAACGCATTATTTGATTTTACCCTATACCGTAATAGTGTTTCTGGAATATTTGCATTGAAGAGTGCGCACGGCTGGCGTGAGACAAGCCCGGAACCGCCAACAACAGAACTGACAGCCCAAAGCACGCCCGAGCAAATACAACAGCGTTATAGAGACGCCGAAAAGCCTAAACTGCCAGTGTTTGAGGATGATAATATTACATAGTTATTACATGATATTACATAGTTACTACGCACTTACTACTCACTGGTAACATGTAAAGTATATTTGACAAAAATAGCGTTCAAGTATTCGTGTAACTTATGTTTTCCGAATAGTTGAAAGTCCAGAACAGAACAGAAACGGTGCAACCGTATGCCGCCCGGCGTAGGGGTCTGCCAGGGGCATCGAGACGGCGCGGAGGAACCCTCCGACCAGATACAACCGATTTATTCTGTCCTACATATACCAATATATATTACTCTTTAATCAATCCATGAGACAGATACAGTATATATAAATACTAAGAACTACACACAGTATTATATATACATATACCAAAAAGACAGTATTCATATTCAGAGTATAAGCCCTATACATACGGAGGTAATAAGTATGAGAACTACAGATGACAAGAAGGATAATGTAATCCGTATAAGGGTAAATGACACACTGAATAATCATATGCGTAGAGTATCTGCGAGGACTGGAAAGAGTGTATCGCAGTATATCCGGGATTTAATTTCCAGAGACATGATTCAGACTAATTCTGTCAAATGACCGTTTCGTGGTGATGTAGTACAATAACTGCATAGGAGGTATCAGAGATGGAAAACGAAAAGTTAGTTCCGCATGATCGAGAGTACACACCGAGTCACAGCAAGATTTTTGGTTACTGGAAGGACAAGGCAATCAATCCAGACGGAACCGTGAGTGACATTTTACAGAAAACTGGAATCGAGGTCATACCAGACTGGGGAGAGCCGTGTTGTTGGGCGTGTGGCAAGCAGATTGACTTGAGTGGTTACAAAAACTACGGCGATGATCTTGACAATAACCGTTTCAGCAAGATTTACGGATATGCGAAGACACGAAACCACTTGCAGAGATGTCACATAGTTCCGCACGCACTGGGTGGAAGTGATGCAGAGGACAATTTCTTCTTGCTTTGCAAAGAGTGTCATGAGGAATCTCCAGACACGGCTAATCCGCAGAACTTTCTGCGATGGGTGTACAAGAAAAAGACAAGTACTGTATTTGGCATTGATTTCAAATGGTTCTTCCGAGAGATTCAAGAAGAATGCGATGCACAGAATAAGGACATGAACACAATATCAACTGAAAATGCTCTGGCAGGAGTATGTCATGGCAATAAGTTGTCAAAATCAACTATCGTTTATGGATTGGTTGATTCATGCAAGCCAAAACAGGAATAGTGGTTTTCAAAAATTTTTTAAAAGCAAAAAAGGCTTATCTTTTTTGACTATCCTATAGCAAAAAATATTATTCGACAGAATAGCAAAGCATAAAACAGAATAATACAGGACAATTTATCAAAATCGATAAGCCTTTATATATTCCAGAGGTATTCCATGCTCCACAACGTCAAAATAATGCCAACAGACAAGCACGGTCACTGCAAAGTGTATCTGGACGATATGCCGATTCACGGTGTGCGATCCATTCAGACATCCCATGCTGTTGACGAGATGCCGTATGTAGACATCACGATCTATGCAGATGCAGAAGTCGAGACTTTTGCAGAAATCGGACTTCGGATGGATATTAATTGCGTGCAGGAGGCTATCAAGTGTCTGGTGTTCTCCATGAAACTCGATCAAGACTTGAAGAATGGCGTGAAAATGGGTGTCGAGTCGGTGCTGAGAGAGAACATGATTGATCGTCCAGAGTTGGCAGAAGCGATTGTGAACCGGGTATTTGGATTGGAGTGATGTTATGGCGATGGCAGTAAAGATATTTTCGACCATGTGCCTTGCGCTTACGGCACTGGCGTTTACATACGGGCTGAAGAGCATGAACACTTCGACAGAGAGGACTGTATGTTGTGCGATTGTCTTAGCACAGGTAACAGGAATCATCACAATATGGTGTGGATAACCTATGATGCCTTTGTATTCATCATAGTTTTTCTCCTTTCCCCACTACGGCAGAGGCTGTGATTAAAGGGGTGTCAAAAGCCCCGGTGGGATTTCCGTCTTGGCTGAAGGGCATTGTCAGAGACGGCGGCGATTCTTACGCCTTTGGGAATTTCGCCATCTGTGGAATCCAGAACTGGTTTTACACTTTTTCCAACCGTGACAGTCGGTATGTTAAACCTCCGTGCAAGCCCAATTCAGAATTGGGATAAGGCAAATAGGCCGAGTGATGGGAGTAGCCATCATGAACCGTAGTGCATCGTTCCGGGGAGTGCGGTGCACGCTAACGCAGAGTGGAGAAGTATGGTCATCTCGCAAGATTCATGTTCTTGAGATCGGCGGTTCAAATCCGTCCTCTGCAATTCTGGGACGCGCACAGCAAAATTAAGGAATAGACTGCTAATCTATATTACCTAAAGCGTCCTGTTTGGAAACTTAGTTCAGTTGGTGGAACGTCTGACTGTTAATCAGAAGGTCACAGGTTCAAGTCCTGTAGTTTCCGTTTAAGTGACTCACACAGCAATTAACACGGTTAAAAGTTTTGCAAAAACTTTATGGTTCAAATCCATATTTTTGAGTCATGGAAAGAGAGGCTAGTTATGAATTTCGCAGAAGCGGCTAAAAACAGAGCGGCATGGACGCGCACAGAGAACGGTGCTGTTGCGCTGAATACGACAGGAGATGCCAGACTGGATCTGTTTGGATCTATCGGTTCGTTACGGACAGCGGATGAAATGCGGATTGATGCTCTGTTTGAAGAGGCATATAAGGTTGATCCGTTGTTTGCTACGAAAATCGCTTTTTATGCCAGAGATGTGCGTGGCGGTTTAGGAGAGAGAAGGACATTCCGCATGATTATGCGTCACATGGCAGAATATCATCCAGAAACGTTGCGTCCGAATCTCGATCTGATTGGCGTATTCGGCAGATATGATGATTTGTATTGCCTGATCGGTACGCCGTTGGAAGATGATATGTGGGCGGCGATGAAAAAGCAGTTTGAAGAGGACAAGGAGAACGCTGTTAATGGCAATGCCGTCTCTCTTCTGGCGAAATGGATCAAAACTGCCGATGCATCTTCCGAGCAAACCAGAAAGTTGGGTATTCAGACTGCGATTAAGTTAGGATATCCTGTTAGGAATTTCAAGCGCATTGTCAGATATCTGAGAAAACGCATTGGAGTCATTGAAAGTCTGATGTCTGCCGGACGGTGGGACGAGATTAAGTATCCAGAAGTGCCGTCCAGAGCCATGATGATCTACAGAAATGCTTTCATGAAGCATGACGAGCAGAGGTATCGTGAGTTCATTGATAAGGCCGTGACGGGCGATGCAAAAATCAATTCTGGTACGCTTTATCCGTATGATCTTGTCGAGAAGATATGGGATGAGTGGCATGGCGCAAAGGAAGATAAGACGGTAGAGGCACAATGGAGACAATTGCCAAACTATGTTGAAGCGGGAACCAATGCTCTGGTTATAGCAGATACCTCTGGTTCTATGTGCGGTAGGCCAATGGCAACCTCTGTTGGACTGGCGATCTACTTTGCGGAACGAAATGTCGGTGCATATCACAACATGTGGATGAGTTTTTCGGCAAATCCGAAAATCCACATGCTGAAGGGCAACACGCTTGCGCAGAAGATCAATGCACTCGATAAACGTGATTGGGACATGAATACAGATCTCCGCAAGGCGTTTGAACTGGTTTTGGATATTGCCGTCAAGAACGATATTCCGGCAGAAGAGATGCCGAAGTCGATGATCGTTATTTCCGACATGGAGATTGATTCCTGCGGCAATAAGGACTGGACATTTTATGAAAAAATGTCACACAGATTCAAAAAGCATGGATATCAGATTCCAAACATTATTTTCTGGAACGTAAATAGCAGACATGATATCTTCCATGCGGACAGCAAGCGAATTGGCGTGCAGTTATGTTCCGGGCAGTCCACTACAGTTTTTAAGCAAATGCTTTCGTGCGTTGGCATGACGCCAGTGGAGGCGATGGAAAAAGTAATCAATTCCGAAAGGTATGATTGCATAAAGGTCGGATAATTCCGGCCTATATGAAGAGTTAGTTTAATGGCAAAGCGGTTGCATAAGACAATTACAGGCATGACTTGTGATTAACACAGCGAGATAACATCAAGCGGTGCAACTGATAGTGGTTCGATTCCACTACTCTTCATTTTGGGAAGGTAGCTCAATAGGTAGAGCAGTGAAATCATCAATTAGTCATGTTTTGTGACTGGTACTGCAAATAACTTATGAGGAATAGGTCTTGAAAACCCACGTGTCATTGGTTCGAATCCAATCCTTCCCATTTGATGTTACAGATGGGTGTAGCATCGAGGCATTAGTTTTGTTGCGGTAGCAACTCATGAACCGCAACAGTGGCGTAGACCAACTGGCACAGCCTACGTCACTAACGGAGTGTAGTTCAGTTTGGAAGAACGCTTGATTTGGGATCAAGAGGTCGGGAGT